CAGTGAGCTTCGTATTCCCATCAGCAGACGTGAAAACGCCAGCATTAGGAAGAAACCCCGTACGGGGCATGGAGATAGCAACCGAATTAACGGTAACTGACTGAGGATCGGCGTAAGCCATAGGACAGAACCAATGCAAAAATGAAAAACTGCATTCTGCAGGATTTCAGTTCCGCTTCAACGAAATTGTTGACAGCGGGTAGTTTGTATTGCTCTCTAGAAATTTAGAGAGAGCGGCTGCTTGGAAATTCCAAGGGCCGCTATGATGCTCCACTGCTTAGCATTTAAGCTAGCAGGGTTTACACCGAAGCCATAGGGGGTCGCCCTTCGACGTGATTTGGTCGTATAGACCAATTCCTGCACGAAGGTCTGTTCACCGTCGGAACAACCGACTTTGTCCAGAGAATATATGATACGTTGTGATTTTTCTTCCATAACGTAACCATATTTCATGACCAGGCCGTCAGCGGCAAACGAGGACCAATTATGTACAACATCATTGGCATTCGTAGCCCAACCAACGGCCCAAGACCATGGCGCAAGCTTATAGATCAAGTCAACATTCAGACGCGTACCGTATAAACGGTTAGCCTCTGATTCGGCAATTTTAGCTTTATTTATCGCCGTGACAAATCCATTATCATTTGGATCAATCGGCGGCAGATAATAAGTAAAACAGCCCTTAAACCAGACTTTCGTCTTGGTTATAGTTGTCTTGGTCAAAACTCCACCATGGGTCCACAAATACACAGAAAGTGGCGGGTCCGGATAAGCATTCGAACTCACCACTTGAGTAGTAGTTGTGGTAGTCTCCGGGAAGTAATACTGACGATGCAATTCTTTATTTGCACCTTCAGCAAACTTCACCATCTGTGGGGCAGCCTCCTTAGTCACTTTCGCGAACTTTTGGAGGTCGGAAACAAAGGGAGCTATACCAAAAGAAAAATTGAGGTATTCGTCAGCGCCGTGTTTCAGGGTCTTATCGAGATCGACTCGACCCGTCTTACGTGCGTTTTTGACGAGATTACTCCAATCCCGAAATTTCGGAGCTTTTGGAAGATCTCTAAGTTCACCGAGAAACTGACCCATACCAGCCAGTGGATTCGTTGGGATACAGCGCGCAATAGCGCTCGTTCCTAACGCATCGAGTTCACTTGCAGATGAAGGTTGTAAGAAGCTGCCCTCAGTAAAGTTTGGAAACTTTGTGAGAGCAGCAGCTTGACCATCATAAGTATAGTAAACTCCTCCTGGATTCCCTCCTTTCAGGTGAAAAGTGCGTGTTGGATAACGCCTTGATTCAACTGTATAAGAGAGAAATGGCCCACCGTAATCGGATATTCCCAATACATCATAGCCATAAACCCGACGAACTTTTTGTCGATTGTTTTGGTTACGATTAAAGGGGTTTCCCTGACTGTAGGTCAACTGGAGCTTCTGATTCTGAAGAGTACTGTCAACGGAACTACTTAAAGTTCCGAAAACAAACGTCTTGTGAGTACCAACTGAAACGTTGGTACGAACATCGCGCCTCTTCG